AACATCTAGTTCCACATGTGGTAGTTGAGTCCTGGTGGTCAAATTGGCTTCATGCATTGTTCTCCAATGCGATGGTCTGCCTACGCCACCTTGCACTCCTGACCCACAGGTAGGAACATAGTATAACATATCTACCTTGCTGAAAACGTTGAGCGTTAACTACTAACGTAAGTTCCACGTCCGCACGCATACCCAAGAAACCATCTAGCTTATTAGAATAAAGAGTTTTAGCCAACATGGTTTCATATATAGGGTAAGAACTAAAAGTAGTAGCTGTGTCAGTGCTAGCCAGAATTCCAGAATCCACAATTATAGGTTTTTCCAAGAAAGAAATTAATGACTTATCGCTAACGCTATCAACAGACTTCAACAGTTCCATAGACATAGGAACTGGTTTTTCAATAGCACTTGTTACAACTTTGGCATCATCGACAAAAGTAGTTGTAGACTCTTGTACGATGGAGGGATCTTTAACCTGGTCCCTCTGGTCAGGATTAATCATATTATTTGTTTCAGCAAGCCGGTATTTAAATACATGGATGGCTCATTCTCACGTATCGTACTGGTTTGGCTGGATAGCGGCCGGGCTGCGACCACCCCATCCTGCTCCGTAAAGCTAAATAGCTCAGGGTTGTAATTATCGTTCTCAAAGCAAGTCGAAGACATTATAGACCAGATTTTCCTGTCTTCTCCAGGTAACCAGAGAGAACGAACCCAATAATGAGCGAAGGATTTAACGCCCATGTTCAGTTTAACGACTTGAACAGGTCAAAAATCCCTTACATAGCAAAATCAATTTGGCCGAGTTGTTTCCTCAGCAAATTGAAGTTGTAAGTGGTTGGTTTATAACCGTACTGGTCACAAACCTTTTTCAACTTTTTCACATGCAAGTCAAAAGTGTTTCGTCCATGCAAGGCTAGTTCCATAAGGAACCAGTCAATATGCTGTACCTGATCACTCCGTGATTGACCTACTTTGAAATAGTCCAAGGAAGCGTACATGGCCTTAAGGTCCAATGGACCTACAACATGTCCCACAAGCGGGTCATGTATGAATGTCCGCTTACAAAAAGCGATTTCATTAAGAGCACGTAACTCTACCATTTTATC